TGCCCAGCACTTGTGTACAAATAACAGCGTCAAATTTTTGTCCAACAGGTTCCTGATCAAACGCCGGCACACAAGGATCATATTTGTAGACTGATTCAGCATTGATTCGAGTTTGAAAAGTCATTGGCTCACTCATGGCACCGCCAGGCAATCCATATGGCACTACGTCAGTGTATTGTTGTGACTTGCCACAACCATAGTCCAATACTGTTTGGGCATCATAGCGATCCATGAGAAATCGTATGTAATTGTGATATGTTTTGCTGTCGTTGCCAGCCCAGTTTTTGGGATTGTTTTTTTGGAATTGTTGTCCTAGCTCAACACTTTGTTTGTAGTACTCTGATGGCATGATCATTTTTTAAAACCACCCACTTGATCCCACCATTTGCTACCGTCATAGTCAGTCCAGGCATCCACTAACTCTACCTTGCCCCATTTTGCCAATGCGGCATAAGCATCTGGGTAAAATCTCCAGCAGTCCACAGGATATCGATGTACCTTTCCGGTCATGGGCGCTATTAAAAATATATATCCACCTGGTCTGACTACGCGGACCATTTCTAAAAAACTCAACCAGAAAAATTCACAATGTTCAAACATCTGACCTGAAATCACAACATCTGCATAGTTGTCTTCCAAGGGAACTTTGTATGGATCATCAAGCACAATAGATACTCCGGGGCCAGCATCAAGATCTATACCCCTGTAATCAACATTGTGTTCATTGTAAGGTAACTCGTCTGACGTCAGCAGATCGTAATAGGTTCCTAACCCTCTAATATTTTTACCCCCAAAGTCCAATATTTTACAAGGCGTAGATGTAGATATAAACTCTTTGGTGATGTATTTGTCAAAGAGAGTCTTCATATTTTTCATTGATGATGGGTGCATTATTTTATTCCTATTACTCTGCTGTCTGAACTGGTTTTTGCATACAAGTTGTTTTCGGATCTCACAATACTAAATCCTGCTTCGGTGAACAATTGAGTCATTGATGCTGCACTGTAACCGTAAGCATGCATCATCGCTCTATTTTGATATTTACTATTGCCAAATATGGAATGAATAGTTTTTTTCAAGACTCTTCGATCATCTGAGATCAACGAGTCTGGGTTTGCGGCTATAAATGTGCAGGCCTTTAACAAGTCAGGCCACTCCACTGCTGCCTGGGCACCTGGTCGAAGTATTCTATGCCACTCAGCAAGCATGCTACGAATTTTCCAATGTTCAATGTGTTCTATCACATGCACACTTAGAATTCCATCAACACAGTTGTCGGGAATAGGATATGCGTCGGCTATATCGTGTATTATGATTTCAGGATCACCAGCACAATATTCTCCATCTACATTGAGATAGTTAGGTAATTTTACTGGACCACATCCTAAATGTAACTGAATAGGAACTTGATTTTCGATGCAGTCTTGCACTTTATCCTTTAATAGCATACATAATGTTTTCTATAAATTTGTTACTCAATACTGCGGCAGAATAATTTTCTTCTACGTATTGTTGTCCTTTTGTAATCTTATCAATTACTTGGTCAGGGTTTGCCTGAGCCCATTTGATACCTTCAATGTAGTCATCTTGCCAGGTGTATGGAGCAAACTCTTCGTAACTGGCCAAGGGAGTGGTGATCACAAATTTTCCTGAAATCAAACTATCAATCACGCGATTTGCGCTTTTGGTGTCAGTTCTTGGGTTATCAGTCTGCACTGGCATCAGCACAATATCACACTGTTCCAGCAATTGTCCTTGTAACTCCCATGTCCACTCTTTCATGATCACACGATCAAGATTTATGCCAGTCACTTCTCCTTTTCGTTGCCTTAATTGAAATTTACTAAGGAGTCTATCAGTATTGGCACTGACCATGGTATAAGAGTAATTGCCTACTTCTTTTTCTAATCGTTGCCATATTTCTACCATAGGTAAAAATTTAAAACTACTCTTTGACCCAAACCATAACAAGTTGATATCAGTACCAGGAGAAAATTTTGGTAGCAGTTTAGGACGTTCAAACGGATCCGGCATCACAATGCTGTCTCTCCCTGTGTGGGTTTTTACACTTACCCCCATTTGAACACTGTTGACCGAGACCAAGTCTGCGGTCAAGCAACACGGTGCATATTCTTTTTTCTCTCCAAATTTGTTGTCACAAAGATCATAAACTGTTCGGGCACCGAGGTCTCGAGCACGTTGTATACTATCTACTGAACTGTGTTTTAAAAAGATAACAATAGTATCTGAGTCAACTTCGCTCCAGTCGGTGAGTATTTTTGCATCATGACCTTGTTCCAACAATGCCTGGCAGGTTACATCTCCACGTAGTCTATGACTGGCTCGTTTGCTCTGCCCATCGCGGTCCGGGCCCGCAGAACCGGCCGGCTGTGCAAGGTAAGCATCACTAAAGAATCTTATTTTCATGGCCATCCCATAATCCAATCATCTTTGACTTGATCCAGTTTGATCATACCCCATGATTCTAGTAGTGCTATGGCAGCAAATTGTCCGTAGTCTTTGCTGTAAGCATCATGTGGTTTTTGTTCTACAACTATGATAGGCCTCCAGCGTTTTACTGTTTGTTCTGCACCTTGCAGCACACGGTATTCGTATCCTTCACAGTCTATCTTTATATAGTCTATGTTTTCTATGTTTAAGTTATCAAGTTTTACCACTAGCACATCACCAGTACCTAGGGTATTTGGATCTAAATGGCTGTGGCCACTATTGCCTTCTGTGATGATCATTGTGGCAAGAGTGTCGTGATCGCCTAATGCTAATGGACTGATAAAAAAGTTATCGCCTGTCACGTTCTTTTCCAGGCACTCTCTAAACACAGCAACTGGTTCAAATGCAACAACCTTGGCAAAATTGTCTACCAAGTCACGACCCCATAGTCCCACATTAGCGCCAATGTCCAGCGCAGTTCCGCGTCTAGAACACAATGCAATACTGCGATGTCGCACTGCAATTTGGTATTCTGCAGGTCCGCCTCGGTCAACGCTTTTCTTTAGCATCTTGGGGAAGTGGGTATCAAAGTCTGGGAATTGCCATCCATAATGTTCACGCATTGTTTGTCTCCTGTAATATTCTTAGTGCAGTACCATCTAGCAGTTCTGAATTGTGAAACTGTCCATAGGCCAAGTGACATGCCCAAGCATAGATTTGATCTTGTTCAGGATACCACGGATTGTTAATTTCTGATAGGTCAGTGTTTGACACTGGCATGGCAGCATTTGATGGTGCCAATACAAACGCTGGCACACCGGCTAGTATACTTTCTGTGGCTGCAATGGAATTATACGTTACCACAGCATGAACGTCAGACAGTGCTGATTGTAAGTCACTGGCCACTCGTGCTTGTCGATTGGGATTGCGCTCACGTATCACAATTTCTCGATCAGTGTGTTGTTTGATTGTGGCAACTGTTTGTTCGATCCATTCTGCTAGATTGATGTTGTAAAATATACAAGGCTTTTCATCTGGCACTGCCAGCAGTATTTTACTGCCACGTTGACGTGAAGGCATGGCAATAGCATGTCGTTGCCAACGATCAGCAGGCCTTGGTATTACTTCACCGTGCTGTAAGTTGTTGGGCACTAGCCTGTGCCATTGTTTCCATCCATGTGGATTTTGAAGATTGGGTCTGTTACCAACATATCCAGAATCCATGTACCAAAATGGTCTCTTGTGTTCCCAACATTGTTTGATAATCTTGTGTTTTAAAATACCGCGGATGACCAGGGGATCGGGGCTATCTTCGTAGCGCCATGTTTCCAATTCTGTTGGCACTGTACCTGATCCGCGAGCAAACATTTCTATGTACTCGTCGGAGTTTTTCTTGTTGAGAAATATCCAGTTCATTGCCAATATGCTTCTGTTCTTATAACTTTGAGATCTTCGCGTTTGCTACGACCTATATTTTTTCTAGCGCCTTTAAGGTGATCTAGATATGCACCCCAGTCTGAATTGATCAGCGGGTGCCCTTCACCGGGACTGTTGAATTTGCTAGATCTTAGATCACCTAACTTAGCTGCCCAGTCAAATTCAATCAATCCAGGAATGTTTTTTCTTACTGCATCAAACACAAAACTGTCATGCCACTCATCCAACAAAAAGATACCGTTGTCTGCGTCATCATACATGCGTTGAAATTCTCGAAGAAACCGTTTGATGCCTTTGGTGCCCAGTTTCATTGAGTAAAGCCCGCACTCACTGAATTTTTTGCGTCGTCCTAAAAAACACAACTCATACTGTGGCTCACACAGTCTATCTAAGTCTTCTATAGTAATCTTGCTGTGACACACAGTATCAGCATCCATCCATATCAGCACATCTGTGCTGACATTTTGAGCACAATGAAAAATGCTGTATGTTTTGTGGGCAAATCTAATAGCATTCCATTTGAATCCTTTAGCAGAATCTTTTCTCTGACTGCGAACAGGATCACCCGAAATATCACCAGTTGCTTTGGGCACATGTTGCCATTGTTGTTTGAACTCAGTGAGGCCAGACACAACGGAGATGTCACGTATCACAATATTGGCCGCAGACTCATTTATAGTGCAATTTTCAGTGTACACAATTAAATTGACCTCGTGCGGCCATGTTTTTAAAAATGTTTGTATCATGCGCTGGCCGTACTTTGCATAACCATCCGCGTTGAAAGTGGTAATTACAGTGTATTTCATCTCACGTACTTATGATCAATAACATAGCCTATTTTCCTTCTCAGTGTGCTCAAAACAGCAGACCCATAATGTCAGCGGTACTAGATCTCTTGCAATCTCGGGGCATACAAACACAAGAAAACTCCATGACCGCAGATGCGGCTGTAATTTGGTCAGTTTTATGGGCCGGGAGAATGGCACCCAATCAGGCTGTATACGAGCACTATAGATCACAAGGTAAGCCAGTTGTGATAATTGAAATAGGTGCGCTGTATCGCGGCAACACCTGGAAGATTGCAGTGAACAACATTACCTCACAGGGATACTATGGTCAACAGGACAATTTGGACTGGGATCGGCCTGCCAAACTAAAGATCAGTTTGGCCACACAACTAGGCTCTAAACCTAACATTGTGATTGCCGCACAACATGATCGTAGCCTGCAAGTTGCCGGAGTTGACATGACTGAGTGGGTTAAAAACACAATTGGCATTCTTAGAAACAACACGGATCGACCTATTACCATACGTCCTCATCCGAGATGTAGACTAATGTTACGCAATTTACCACCAGGTGTAAGCATGGAGTCTCCGCAAAGACTGGCCAACACATACGACAGTTACGACATGCATTTTGATTGTCATGCTGTGGTAAATTATAATTCTGGACCAGGCATACAAGCAGCCATAGCAGGAGTACGGCCAGTTGTAGAATCAACCAGTTTAGCGTATCCTGTTGCAGTGGGATTTAGTAATATTGAGCAACCTTATGAAAAAGATAGACAACTGTGGCTCACGCAAATTTGTCACACTGAATACACTGTAGAAGAACTACAACGAGGAACATGGCTAAAAAGAATAGAACCCGCACTAACTAACTGAAAGTAAATAATTAATGAATCAATCTTGGCTGACTTACTACAGAAACAAATACTATCCATTGCTTAATCCTGACCCGTTAGAAAATGCAGGCATCTTGGCCAATGGCATGTACAAACGAGACATTGGATTTGACATAATGTTTAGACTGTTGCTAAACAAAAAACAAAACAATTTTTCTATTATTGAAACTGGTACACTTCGCACACCCGGGCAATGGAAAGATGGACAAAGTGCTTTTTTGTTTACTGAATTTGTAATGATACATGGCGGCCAAGTTCGATCTGTGGACATTGATCCTGACGCATGTGCTATTGCATCAACTGCATTACCAGTTGACCAATTTTCTGTCACATGTTCAGACAGTGTAGAATGGTTGCATCAACTGACTGATCTTGACGGTGTGGATTTGTTTTATTTAGACTCTTGGGATGTAGATTGGGCCAATGATACTGCCAGTGCAGAGCATCATTTAAAAGAATTTCAAGCAATTGAATCTTTCTTGTGCCCAGGTACTGTGGTTGCAATTGATGACAACAGTCGTTGGTGTCACAGTTATCAACGCACCGGCAAAGGTCGCGCAGTCCTGGAGTATCTTGCAAGCAAAAATCATTTGCCAATTTACGACGAGTATCAAATT